AAATTGTGTCTTGTGGAAAGAATCCTGAATACTTTATGAAAAAGTATTGCAAGATTCAACATGCACAAAAGGGACTTATACCGTTTAAGACATATCCCTTTCAAGATGATTGTGTACGAGATTTTAATGAGCATAGATTCAATATTGTTCTTAAGTCTAGACAGTTGGGATTATCAACTGTTACAGCTATGTATGCAATCTGGTTAGCAATTTTTCATAGAGACAAAAATATTTTGATTATTGCTACTAAACAAGCCGTTGCAGTAAATCTTGTGAAGAAAGTTAAAACAGCTTTGAAAAGCTTGCCCTCATGGTTAATGATACCGGAAATAAAATCAGCAACAAAACAACATGTTGAGTTTAGCAACGGATCATCAATTAAAGCAATTCCTACATCTGATGACGCAGGACGTTCGGAAGCGCTGTCTTTATTGATAATTGATGAAGCAGCATTCATTAGAAACTTTGATGAATTGTGGACAGGCTTATACTCAACACTTTCAACGGGCGGTAGAGCGATAATTTTGTCAACACCAAATGGTATGGGCGGAAAGTATTATGAACTTTATACAAAAGCAGAATCTGGAGAAAATCAATTTCATCCAATAAAATTGTTGTGGGATGTTCACCCAGACAGAGATCAGGCATGGTTTGATAGCGAAACAAGAAACATGTCTCTTCAGCAAGCAGCACAAGAATTGATGTGCGATTTCGTATCTTCTGGCGAAACATACATTAGTGCAGAGCTTCTTAATAAAATTAGATCGACTGTCGAAGCACCTATCGCGATGTGGGGACCTAATAATGATTTTTGGGTTTGGAAATATGCAACTCAAAATCATGAATATATTTTGTCTGCAGACGTTTCTAGAGGAGATGGTGCAGATTTTTCAACAATACAAGTTCTTGACAAAACTACATCAGAACAAGTTGCTGAATTTAGAGGTAAGATTTTCCCAGATCAATTAGGAAATTTGCTTGCAGAAGCAGGAAAAATGTACAATAATGGTCTCGTATGTCCTGAAAAAAATACATATGGATGGACAGTAAACAAAACATTGCTAGATTTAGGATATTCCAATCTTTTCTTTAGGTCATCAGTCGATAAATTTAATTCATCATACGGTTCTGAATCTAGCTCATCTTTAGCAAGCAAAGTAGGATTTGATACACAGGGCGGATCAAAAGACAAAGCATTGACAAAAATGCAAGAATGGCTTAGAAATGATTACATCAAAATAAGATCATCTAGAACTTTTGATGAATTAAAAACATTCGTGTCTATAAATGACAAACTTAGAGCAATGAAAGGAAAGAATGATGATCTTGTAATGTCTCTAGCAATTGGTTGTTGGCTATATGAAGGAAAAAAACAAGAAGCAGGAGAAAAATTAGACATCGATAAAGCTATTTTAGCAGCATTTTCAGTTAATTCTAGAGGACGAGGTGTTCTTGAAAAATACGTTGATCCAAGCGTCAATTCTAGGCCATTTAGCCCACTTCCTAATCACGTAATAGCACAACAAAGAAATCCTGGGCCGCTTGAAGAATTTGATTGGGTGTCGAGGTAGATAATGAGCAAATTATTTTATGAATTTACAAAAAATGTTTTACTTGAGATCACAAGATATGAAAAAGAAACAGGTGAAAAGTACGATATTTTGAGTGAAATCGAGTCTAAAATAACAGAAAATCCTTGCGAATATGGGTTCACAATGACTGATATTGAAAAAATCGGATTGAATCCTATGTCTCACACAGGAGACACTCCGCTTGGGACATATTTTTATCCACTTAACAAAAGTAATTTTAGACAACTGATATCAAATAGTTTGCCATATGCATCTGACAGAAAATTTGTGGGTCTTGTAAAATTTAATTTTTCTGATAAGAAAAAATGGTTGTTTTTGGGCAATGATGACGTAAATAAGAATACTCATGAAGATGTTAGACAAAAAGTTATCAGTTTTGTAAATAGCATTCGGGACGAAGACATTCTTAGATTTAATAAACGAAGCAACAAAGTAGACACAATAGATGAAAGTATATACAATTTATTAGAATATGTAAGTTCAGGTAAGTCTCTACAATTCACAAAATATTTAAGAAATCTTGGTATCATTGGAGTGTATGATAATTACACAGGTCTTATGGACGGAAATGAGCCATCCCAGTGTGCAGCGCTTACACCAAGTGCATATACAATTGTTGATTTTTACAAAACATCAGAGCTAAGACATTCGCAATATCAAAATAAATTAACAAATTTAGAAAATTTCAAATTGATAGAAAAATACATTATAAAAAATATGAGAAATAGAAAAGATTGTAAAAATCTTGAATCTGATTATTTTATTGAACATTTCAAAAAAGTTATTTCTTATCAAGAAGACGAAAGATATCAAAATTTTTGTTCAAATATTGTGAGAGCAATCATCCAGAGTGATAATAGAGGATGTTTTCCGGGATTGTATGATGTCGCAATTGAAGCTGACAGTATTGGTGCGCTAGTAGGACAAGCATCATCAATTACAAGCATGCAGGACGAATATTTTCACGATGTTGTAAAGAGAATTATTACAAAATATGATTATGACACTTTTCTTTTGTCAACATTTTTAACAAATTTAGAATATATGATGAAAAATTTTGATATGCCAAATAATAAAATTGAAACTATCAGAAATTGTGTAAAGTATATTAGGGGAAACATTAAAAATTTAAGTCCTAATTCTAGAATGTTGATTGGCTCTATAGAGAAATATCTAAATAGAGCATAAAATCAAAAATCAATACATCGAATACACCAAATGATACAAAAGATGTAGAGATGTTTATAATACAATTTGTTTGTATAACGAGGAAAAGCAATGGCAAATACACAAAAAGGTTCTCTATTTTCACGATTGACCAAATTGTTCAGATCAGGACCAATAGTCAGACGAAGAGTAAGAGATTTTAGACAACAGGGCGGATCAACTGCGCTTGATGTGTTTAGAAAAGCACACAGCGATGTGTATAACAGTACGTTGTCGGCATACGGCGCATTCGATCGTATGTGCGTAGACTTAGAAACAAAAATACCTGTTCCTGGTCCTGAAAAATTTATGACATTAAATGAAATGATAGAAAAATATCCGAATGATGAAAAATTTATTGTTTATTCATTTGATCATGAAAAAAAAGAAATAGTACCTGCATGGGCGCATCATCCCAGAAGTTCAGGAATTAAAGATACAATCAAAGTGACATTTGATGATGGCACAACGATTATTTGCACGCCAGATCATCCATGCATGTTAAGAGATGGAACGTATAAAGATGCAGGAGAATTACAACAAGGTGATTCTATGATGCCATTTTATAGAAAAGATTTCTCTGGGAATAAAAAAGAAGGCGGCAAGTTTTCTGGTTATGAAAATGTTTACACGATGACAAAAAATGGTGGTCATAGAGGGTGGAAACCAGAGCATAGACTAATCGCTGAATGGGCAAACAAAAAAGAAAATTATAACGATGTTGTTCATCATAAAGATTTTAATAGCAAAAATAATAATCCTGACAATCTTGTTTTCATGTCAACAAAAGATCACCAAGACTATCACGCAAAGCTTGCTCACTGCCATACAGATGAAATGAAAAAATATTTTTCTGATATACAAAAAGCTGCATGGGTTAACAACGACGAAAGAAGAAAAAACTTGATCGAGTTTAATCAACGAGCTGATATCAAAGAAAAAAGAAGACAACATGCAATAAAAAATAATCCAACAAAAAATCCAGATGTTGTTAAAAAAATATCTGAAAAAAGTATTGAGAGATACAAAAATTCAGACGAACGAACAAAACAGTCAAGAGCAACAAAAAAAGCGTGGGAAGAAGGAAAGATTATTAAAAGTGAAAAATTTACAAAATTCTGGGATGGAAAAACAAGACCAGAAGAATGGAAGGAAAAAAGAAGAGGTGCAAACAATTCTTCGTTTATTGATTTGTCTGAAGAGGATTTAAGAGATGCTATTTTAAAGGTGAAACAAAGAAAACTTGTAGCTGAAATTTTAGGAGCATCACAAAGTTCTGTTATTAGACGCGCAAAAAATATATTTTGTGCTGATTCTTGGGAAGATATAGTAGACAAAGTTGTAAATGAATCAAAGTCTAATCACAAAGTAGTATCAGTCGCACCTTATAAAAAGTTGCATGTAGGAGATCTAACTGTTGATGGATACGAAAATTTTGCAACAGATACGATTGTGGTTCACAACTCGCGCTACTCAGATTTTAGCGAAATGGAAGCAACTCCAGAAATTTGTTCATCTTTAGATATTTACGCAGAAGAATCTGTCTCATCTGATGATAAAGGAAAAGTTCTCCACATTTATTCTGAAAACAAAAAAATTCAAGATATTCTTGAAGAACTGTTCTATGACATTCTAAATGTCGATTTTAATTTGTCAATGTGGGTTAGAAACTTAGTCAAATATGGAGATTTTTTCATCTTCAATGATATTTCTCCTGAATTCGGAATCATCAATGCATACCCAATTCCAATTTCTGAAATTGAAAGAGAAGAAGGGTTTGATCCTAACGATCCTGCTGCTGTAAGATTTAGATGGATTACTCAAGGAAATCAGACTCTTGAAAATTGGCAAGTCACACATTTTAGGCTTTTGGGAAATGATGCATTTCTTCCTTACGGTTCATCTGTTTTAGAGTCTGCAAGAAGAATCTGGCGACAATTGATTATGATGGAAGACGCAATGCTTGTCTATCGAGTAATCAGAGCTCCTGAAAGAAGAGTTTTTTATATTGATGTTGGTAATACTCCTCCTGAAGAAGTGGCAAATTACATGGAATCAGCCCAGACATCTTTAAAGAGAAATCAAGTTATTGATAAGATTACAGGAAAAACTGACCTAAGATATAACCCGCTATCTGTTGATGAAGATTATTTTTTGCCTGTTAGAGGTGGTGTTACAGGAACAAAAATTGATACACTTGCAGGTGGACAAAACACAGCAGCGATTGAAGACGTTCAGTATATACAGAAAAAACTTTTTGCTGCATTGAAAATACCTAAAGCATATCTTGGATATGATGAAGATGTTGGTAGTAAGGCGACACTAGCACAAGAAGATATTCGATTTTCTCGAGCAATAAATAGAATTCAAAAAACAATTATTTCATCTTTAAATCAATTGGCACAAATACATCTTTTTTGTCATGGTTTTGAAGGTGAAGATTTGCAAGATTTCTCATTATTTCTTACAAATCCATCATCAGTTGCGCAAGAGCAAAAACTTAATTTGATCAAAACAAAATTTGAAATTGCAGGTGCAGCACCCGAAGGTGTAGTTGATAGACGCTGGATTAGAAAAAATGTTATGGGATTGACAAATGATGATATAGATTTGATCAAATCTGGTAGAATCGAAGATAAAGAAGAAGACGCAGATCTTGAAGCTTCAGGACAAGATGATGGTATGGGCGGCGGCGGCGGAGGAGGTTCTCTCGGCGGCGGCGGAGGATTTGATATGGGATCCGACGACACGGGAGAAGAATTAGACGCTGGAGAAGAAGACGTAGGAGCTGATGATGCACCAGAATCAGATGAAGAAGGTGCAGAAGATTTGTTCGCAGGTGATAAGAAGACAGGTGATTTGTTAACTGCATCAAAAAAGAAAAAGAAAAAACAGAAAACAGAAAAACAAGATCTTGAAGAATTAGATCTTTCAATTGATGATGAAAGTGCTCCTGAAAAAGCTGAGAAAAAGATGTTGAATGTTTTTGGTGGACCTATTACGCCAAATAGAAAAGTTAGAAATGGCAGCAACGATTTACAGTCTCCAAATTTCACATCGATGGTAAGTATCGGAAGCAATACACGATCACAAGATACATCTAACAAACCTTTCGATAATGATTTCTTTTCTTTTAATGAAGAAAAATCATATGGTGATTCATATGTCCAACCAAAATTTTCAAGAGATCTTAAAAATATGATTAGTTCTTTAGGCAAATCGATAAATAGAAATAGGAAGTCTTTAATATCAGAAGATTTAGATAAAGATTTTCAATAAAGGAAACTGAATGGCAAAGCATAATAAAAAACGCAATGTCGGTGTCATACACGAACAACTAGTTCGTTATGTCGGAAGTGCAATTATATCTGGAGATGACAAATCTGCAGAAAAAGCAATTTCAATTATTACTAATCATTTTAAAACTGGCACTGAATTATATCGTGAATTTAGATTGTTTAATGCATTAGTCAATATTCCCATGACTAATTTAGAATTATCAAAACTTGTGATTAGTGAGGCAAAAAATGCTGCAAAAGATCATAATAAAGAAAGATTAAGTAATGAAAAATCTAATTTGATAAAATCTATTAATCATTTGTTATCAGAACAAAAATTTTACGATATTAGAGTTCCAAATTACAAGCTATATGCTTCAGTGCAATCATTACTTGACACCTGGAGAGGTTCAAAAATTTTAGAAATACATGAAATAGCAAAATTTGAATCGCAATTACAAGAGTGGATTTCACGAGTTCCTGTAGAAAATTTAGATGAAAATAAAAAGAATGATCCACTTGTATACAAAATAATGTTGAAGAAATTCCAAGAAAAATATGGAAAAGAATTATTATCATCCCAGAAAAAAATAGTCCATGCTTCTCTTACAAAAGAATCAAAATCTTTGGTAAAAGAACTTGAAGCTGCTAGAAAAGAATCTCTTGAATCTTTGATTGAATTTAAATCTAATTGTCAAAATGATATTCTTTTAGAAAAAATTGATCGAGTTATTAAAAATATCGAAGAATTTAAGATCACGGATGATACAGAAAATCTTAGTAAAACATTGCAACTTCTTGAGCTTGCTTCTGAATTAAAGGGAAAAGAACATGAATGATAAACAGCTTTTAACAGAATGGATGAAATTTGAATATACGCCTGCTCTTGTAAAAGAGTCCAGAGATTCTAATAATGGAAAAATTTTGATGAAAGGTATTTTGCAAAAAGCTGATACTGTGAATCAAAATGGCAGAATTTATCCGTCTATAATTCTTGATCGAGAAGTTAGAAATTACCAAAAATTTATTAAAGAAAATCGCGCGTTAGGAGAATGTGTTGACGAAGAAACACAAATTCACACAAAATTAGGCTGGAAATATGTTTCTGACATTAACGTTGGTGATATTGTATTTACATTAAATCTTGAAAATGATGAGATAGAAGAACAGCCTGTTTTGGCAAAAATAGATAAGCCTTCTTCTGGAAAAATGATTCACTTTACAAATGGAAAAACTTTGGATATGATGCTGACGCCTGATCACAAAGTTTTAATTTGGGATAGAAAAAATAAACCAAATTATTTGCCAGCACAAAATGTTGCTGATCTTCTAGAAGAAGGATCATCATATATTTCTCATGCCGGATTAAAATTTAACGGAAAATGGTCAGGAAAAGATAATAATAGCGATTTTTTTCTACCAGATTATGATGTGAAAATAAATAAAAAATCTTGGGCTGCATTTATGGGAATCTATCTTTCTGAAGGATGTGCAGATGGCACAAAACGAGGATTTTCTTTGACAAACGGTGTTCAAATAACACAAACAAAAGAAAAAGAAATTATTGAAATTGAAGAAATGTTAAAATCTTTGCCATTTGACTTTAAAAAAAGACCAAGAAAATATGGTGGTGTAGATTTTGTAATATCAGACAAACATTTGCATGATCATCTTTATCCTTTGGGACATTCATTTACAAAATACATTCCAGAGTATGTAAAATATTGGGATCAAGAACATTTAGAAATATTCATGACATGGATGCTTAAGGGAGACGGAAGAAATAGAAGAGGAAGAAAAAATGAATTAGTTAGAGAATATTGCACTGTGTCGCCAAAATTAGCATCAGACATGGAGGAAATATTTTTAAAATTGGGATTTGGGTCAAGAACTTTCACATATGTGCAGCCTGATAGACAGATGGGCGATAGATGGATTTTATCAGAAAATTCAAAGCCTATGAATATTGTTTCCGAGCATCGAGCAAAAACAATAGGGCTTGATATTCGATTCACACAAGCAAAATATGTAGATTATGAAAAAAATGTATATTGTGTAACAACAGAAAACGGAAACTGGCTTGCACGACGTCACGGGAAAGCGTTTTGGACGGGCAATTGTGATCATCCTGACACGTCTGTTGTGGAACTAAAAAATGCTTCACACATTGTAAAAGAAGCATACATGGATGGGAAAGTTTGTTACGGTCTTGTAGAGTTGTTAGATACACCTAGCGGAAAAATATTGCAATCTCTTGTGGAATCAGGAGTAACATTAGGAATTTCATCTAGAGGCGTTGGATCAACAAAAAAAGAAGGCGAGTACGACGTAGTACAAGATGATTTTCAGCTTATTTGCTGGGATTTTGTATCCGAACCGAGCACACCAAATGCGTTTATGATGAAAGAAGGTATCAATCTTGATCATCGAGGAAAAAACAAAAATCTCAATAAATCAGACAAAATAGACCGAATCTTTAATGATATTATTAACTGGAGTAAGTAAATGTCTAAAATGACAAGAGAAGGATTAAAATCTATCATTAAAGAATGCCTTATTGAAATTCTTTCTGATGGTCTTGGAAATACAATTCAAGAATCAGCTACAAGGAATAGTTCAAAAAAAATTAATGAAAGAAAAAAAGAAATAGAAAGAGATCATGAAAGAATACAAGAAAGAAAAAGAACAATTTCCGATTCAATTTCTTATGCAACATCTGATCCAATTTTGAGAGGTGTCTTGCAACACACAGCAGCAACGACACTTGTTGAACAAAATGCAAATGAGATACCAACAATGAAAAATCAAAGAATGTCTACCGCAGACGATCCCACAGCGGGACCAGGTCTTAATATCGACGGTATTTTTAACAATAATTGGGCGACAATGGCATTTCCGAATGAAAAAATAAGATAAGTTTTTCATGAGCATGATACATATTAATAGTCGATTTTGATACGACATCGGAGTTATAAATGGCAAACAGAGTTAGAAAAATTACACCTGAAATTTTGAAACAAATAATCGTTCAGGAAGCAAAAAAAATTCAAAAAGAAGCAGCATTAGAAAAGGCAAAAAGACCAGAAGATGTTGATGCTGACGAAGTCGATGCTGATGAACTTGCTGATACACTTGAAAACAAAATTGATCATTACAAAGCACTTAAGGTCCGTGAAGCAAAACTTCAAAAAAGATTAGAACAAATCAAAGAAGCAAAGATGAAAGTTCGTAGAACAATTCAAAAAGCTTCAAAATAAATTATAGAGAAAAAAGGAAAATCTTATGCCAAAAATGACATTTAATACAATAGTTGCAGATTCATCTTCTGGTAAAAAACTAGGAAGTAGACATGAGAAGATTCTTTCATCTATTTTTTCAACAAGCCCATTATTAAATCCGGGAAAGTCAACTGTTGATGGACAACCAGATATTACAATGACTCCAGAAAAATTAAAAGAATGGTTTTACAATAATGTTGTAAATGGAGTTGTCCCTCAATCTGCAAAATATTACAGCTTTAGCCAAGATACAAGCACAGATTTTTCAGGTGCTCCTGATTTAAATTCTGTTGCTACGGGTGGTGGTGGCTTACCTGCAACACCATATGTTCCAAATGTTTCATCTCCCGGTGCTGATAGTGCAGGTGATGCTGTGAATGTTGATGCTACAAAGATTCCTGAATCTAAAGATTTTGCTACATTGATGAACGCTAAGTCACCTACAACATTTGGTTCAGGTGCTTCTGCAAATCAACCATCAAGAAATCCTTCTGTTGCTTCAAAAGTCATGAAAGGTTCTGTTGAAGGTTCTGGATTGGGTACATCTCCTGCAACAAGTGCAAAACTTTAAAGTAGAACATGTCAAATCCTCCATTTTCATCATCTGGAAAAAATAGACAACAAAACTCATTTGTTGGTAGTAAAGATGCCAGATCTGATTTAGGATATGGAAAATTAGAACCCACATTTCAAAAAAATAGACAAAGAGGAAATCAATTCCCGTATGTAGAACCTTCAGATGACGTTTCTGATATTGATATAGATGATGAAACACTTGCTGCAGTAGGAAAAAAATCTCCTAATTATTTAGGAAATGATCCGTATGCTACATCAGACCCTTTTTATTTTGTTGGTGGCAATACAAAATTATCTGATTGTTTTTGGAGAATTGACAGAATTTTAAATGAAGTTAATTCTTATGGAAATTCATTAGTTCCAATTCCTGGACTTTATAAAGGAATGGGACCAGGTTTAGGAAATTCGGGTGCAGCTTTTCCATCTGCAGGATCTGGTGGGGGAAATGCAAAAAGAACTGGGTCAACCCAGGGATGGGCAAGCAAACCTCCAGAAATTAATTTTGATGAAGAAGATGATTTAAATGATTTTGATGAGATATTTACTTTAAAAGATCTTGCTAATAAAAAAATGAATAAAGATGGAGAAAATATTCCATGATCAATATATTTAAAAACGATGAGGTTATTAATGGCACTTTATGATGATGCAATAATTGATGCTAATAAACTTCGAGAAGTTGCAGAATCTGCTGCAAAACAACAAATTCTTGAATCTATTACACCTAAAATTCGAGCAATGATTAATGCAAGAATTCTTGCAGAACAAGAAATTGTAGATGATGATGATCAAGATGAAGAATTCGAAGATGAAGAAATGGAAGACGAGGGATTCGAATCATATTCTGATGCTGAGGGCGGTGAGTTAGATATTTCAAGCTTTGAAGATATTACTCCTGCAGGAAATGCACAACCATCTTCACAAAACTTCCAAACTGGTTCGTCTGGATCAGAAAAAAGACAAATTACAATTAATAATACGGGAAATATCAATATTTCTGAAAGTAAGAAGAAAAATTCTTTAGTTCTTGATGATGATTTATCAGAAGGATTAGCAAGAATTATAAAAGAAGAAAGAATTTCAAATTTGCAATTAAAGAAAGTAGATAATCTTAATAACAAATTTGCTAAATTTAGACAATCTTTAAAAAATATGAATGAAAGTAATCTTCCAGCTAAACAAAATAGAAAAGTTCAAGATATTTATCGTATGTTAGTTAAAGAGGCATATTTGCTTCGAAAGGAAATAGTTAAAAATAATGGAGGTCCACAGCGCCTCGTAAGAAAGCTGGATTTAACAATAAGGGAGATGAAAATAATGTCAACTAAGACCAAAAGAAACATCTTTAACTTTCTTTTCGAAGGCGATGATTCCAAGAATATGAAAGAAGTAGATGACGTAAGTGAATTAGACGATCTTGATGAAGTAGATGATTTAGATGAAGCAGATTTAGTTCTCGGATTAAGCAGCGATGAAAAGAAAAAAGTTGCTGATGCAGGAGACGAAGATGGTGTAACATCTGCGTTAGAAGATATTCTTTCAGGATTAAGCTTCAGCCTTGATCAAGAAGACGAAGAAGAAGATTCAGGTGAAGTTGACGAAGAAGTTGATGAAGAATCTGGCGACGAAGATTTAGAAGGCGATTTGGATTTTGGCGGTGAAGATGAAGAATCAGAACCTGAACTTGAAGAAGAATCAGACGATTTTGGTGAATCATTCTCAGAAGGCGAAGATCTTGAAGAAGGCGAAGATCTTGAAGAAGGCGAAGAAGTTTTCGAAATTAGTGAATCTGCACTTCGTAAGGAGCTTTCAAAAATGAAAACACTTAGAGAATCCAAAAACAAAAGATCTGCTTTATTGAATCGCCAAAGAGCAAGAAGACTTTCAGAAGAAGTAGATCCCAAAGCTGATCAATTCGGTGGCGGTGAAGTTGTTGGTGATATGTTTGTTGATGTTGATGAAGATAAGCTTATCAATGCACTTGTTGATGAACTTGGCTCAATGAAACAAAAGCCAAGACCACCTACTGGCTCTTCAAAGAAAGAAGCTGTATTGGTTAGAAAAGCAATGAAAGAAGCTGCAGAATACAAAAAGGCAGCACAAGATCTCAGATCTCAACTTGTTGAGATGAATTTGTTTAATGCTAAATTGCTTTATGCAAACAAGCTTATGCAAAACAAAAATCTTACTTTAAAGCAACAGCGCGCAATAGTCGAAGCCTTAGATAATGCTAAGACGCTAAATGAAGCTAAATTGCTTTACAAGTCTCTCTCTGGTTCCCTTGCAAAGAGAGGTCAAAGTGATAAGTTAAGTGAGGGTGCAACACGTTCGCCTGGATCATCTTCCAGATCAACCCGATCAGCTCAGCCGGTCAATAATGGTGTTGAGGTAGATAGATGGGCAACTCTTGCGGGGATTTCTGGAAAGTAAATCCAGTAAGATATGTCTCTGATTAGATACCAAAAAAACATTAAACCAAGGAGTTATTAAAATGGCAAATTTTTCGTTAGAAACATTAACTGAGGGCATTCGTTCACGACATGTAGGCTCTCAAAACAAAACACTTATTGAAAAGTGGAGCAGAACAGGTCTTCTTAGAGGATTGACAGGCGTTAATCGTGAAAATATGGCACGCCTTTTCGAGAATCAAGCATCACAAGTTTTGAGAGAAGCAAATTCTCTTTCAACAGGTGGAGGCAATCTTACCTCTTCTGGAGACATTAGAGGATTTACAAATATTGCATTCCCAATTGTACGTCGTGTATTCGGCGGATTGATTGCTAATGAATTAGTTTCAATTCAACCAATGAGCCTTCCATCAGGACTTTTGTTCTATCTTGATTATACATTTGGTGGTGTTCTTGCAGGTGACTCACGTGCAACAACCTACGCAACTGGATCATCAATTTATCAAGATCCAACTGGTAAAGGAATTCAATCAGGTTCTTTGGCAGTAGGTGGTCAATATGACCTTGTAGGTTCTGGTTATTCCAGAGTTTATAAAACTTCAGCTGCACTAACACTTATTACATCAGGTGCTTACGGAAACGGATCTTCATTTTCAAATGCAAGATCACTTGTCGCAACAGGCTCAGATGCAAAATTGTTACAATTCGATCCACAACTTACAACCGCCATTGAGTCTAACTCAAATCTTGGCGGCGGTGCATCAGGAAATGCTGTGTATTCAGCGGTTCTTGTATCACTCGAAGCTGGTGCAACAAAATTCGGTCTAGCCGATCTTACAATGGTTAAAGAATTCACTGTTGGATCAGTTGGTCCATATGCAGTGATGGGAAATGACACAAACGGTAAGGCATTCCAAGGAAACGCAGGTGCTGCATCATCTCCAATTAATATCAAGAGATTGAATCAAATTGGAACATGGGACGGATCTAGCTTTATACCTAATGCTTTCGTTAGCCCAGGTGATACAAATGCAGCATTGCTTTTGATTGTTTCAGGCGTAAACGCGGTAGGAACAGCTCCAGGAAGCATGAAGGTTTCATTCCCAGTAAGTGAACAACTTAACGTTGGTGGAAGCGCTGACACATTGGTTATTCCTTCATTCGAATCTGATTTTGGTACATCACCATCACCAGCAATTCCTGAAATTGATATCAAAATTGAATCAATTGCAGTTACAGCAAATACACGTAAATTACGTGCTCGTTGGTCTCCAGAACTTGCGCAAGACTTGAATGCATACCACTCGTTGGATGCAGAAGTAGAGCTTACACAAATTCTTTCAGAACAAATTGCACTTGAACTTGATCGTGAAATTCTTAACGATTTGCTTACCCAAGCAAATGCTGCTAACTTCTACTGGAGCCGTGCACCAGGTAAATTCGTTAACAAAACAACAGGTCTTGAAGTTTCTAGAAACTCATCACTTACTCCCGGACCAGCGTTCACAGGAACAATCCGTGATTGGTATGAAACATTGACAGAAACAATCATCGATGTTGCAAATGAAATTCACCGCAAGACACTTCGTGGATCTGCAAACTTCATCGTCGTAGGAACAGATGTTGCAACAATCCTTGAAAATTCAGTGTTGTACAGATCAAGCTATACGCTTGACGGCAATGGACAAGTTTCGCAACCAATGGTTATCGGTGCTGACAAGGTTGGTACACTTTCAAATCGCTTCACGGTTTACAAAGATCCATACTTCTCAAGAAACAAGATCTTGGTCGGTTACAAAGGCGGAAGCTACTTGGAAACAGGATACGTTTACGCACCATATGTTCCATTGATTGTTACACCAACAATTTTCGCACCAGAGGATTTCACTCCTAGAAAGGGTGTTATGACTCGCTACGGTAAGAAAATGGTTAGAAGTGATTTCTACGGAACGGTAACCTGTTTAGATATGAACATCATCTAAGAATTAAAATTTAATAGGTAGTGAATGCAACAGCTGCAGAAATGCAGCTGTTGCTGTATCTAAATGTAGATGTACAGTTTCACAAATTTATATACTATAACACCTAGGAAAGGTGTCACGATATGAATAAAGAAACAAAATGTAGAATTTGTGATGAAAAACTTGAAGGAAAGAATCTGTCGAATCATATTAGAAAAGTCCATGATATGACATCAGAAGCGTATTCTATAAAATACATCTACAATAACGTAAGACCAAAATGTTCAATCTGTAATGAAAGCACAAGATATTCAGCATTCACGTTCAAAACATTTTGCAAAGATCACTCATCTTTCGGAGAATCTCTGGGAGGTAAAAAAGGTGGAATGTCAGAAGCGTGGAACAAAAACAAGACAAAAGAAACAGATTCAAGAATTGTAGGTAGAGAAAAAGAAAAAAATCATTTTTGGGGCAAAAAACACAGTGACGATACAAAAAACAAAATATCATTAACAAAAATCTTGTCTCGATTAGATTTCGACAATAGACTTACAAATAGAAATAATGAATTTGAATTGCTCACACCCAAAGATGAATACGTCAATAGACAAAAACAATATTTGGATTTTTTATGTAAAAAATGTGGAAAAACAAACAAAAAGACGCTTCAGGCATTTGAGCGTGGCAGCATGTGTGAATTTTGTTTTCCTATAGGAAGTTCACAAGCAGAATACGAAATTGGTAATTGGATTCAAAGTCTTGGATTTGATGTGAAATATCATGATAGGACTGTCATATCACCAAAAGAGCTGGATATAGTTGTTCATGAAAAAAAGATTGCAATAGAATTTTGTGGTCTTTATTGGCATAGTGAATTATCACCCAAAGAAATTCAATCAAATCATCATATCAATAAAACAAATTTGTGCTTAAAAAACGGGTGGAAAATAATTCATGTATTTTCAGATGAATGGCAAAACAAAAAAGAAATCATAAAGTCTATGATCGCGCATAGACTAGGGATAACAAAAAAAATTTTTTATGCTAGAAAATGTGAAATAAAAAAGCTAGAAACAAAAGAAAGACAGATTTTTTTTAATAAAACTCACATATCAGGAGACGTTCCAGCAAAATCATCGTGGGGTCTGTATTATGAAAATGTTTTGGTTGCTGCATTATCAGTTAGAACGCCTCGACAGAAAAAGTGGAAAAATAGATTAGAAATTGCAAGATATTCAACATTAAATGAATGTCATGTAGTCGGAGGACTGTCTAGACTTACTAAAATTACTAAAAAATATGAATCAGAAAATAATATTGGTTTCATCAGTTATGTTGATAGAAGATTCGGAGAAGGAAATGGCTACATTTCATCAGGTTTTACTTATCTTGAAGAAACAGGTGCAGATTATTGGTACACAGACGGATATATAAAATTTGATAGATTCATCTTTAGAGCAAGAGATGGAAAATCTGAAAGGCAAATAGCATCAGAAAATAATGTCGGTAAAATATTTGGTTGTGGGAACAAAATTTTAGTTCTTGATTTTTAACTTAAAACACTTTTTGTTGACATTTGAGAACTAAAATTTTACAAACACGATATTTAAGTTTACATAATCAAGTTGATCATATTGACAACGGGAGCACCTATGACTTTTAAAAAATCTGCAAAAAAAGATTTGAATCAAAAATCTTTGAGCACACATGCAGCAACTTCTATATCTGAAGATGCGCCAGAAAATGAACAAGATAAAGAAATACAAAAAGATTTGTATGAAGTTGTAAACGTAACAGAAGAAAAACATGAAGAAGATCTTGTAATAGAAAATGTTGTAGAAACAAAAGAAGAGCATCAAAAAAAAGATGTCGACGAAACTTTGAAGCTTCTTACAAGAGATTTAGAAAACAACAAATATTTTGCATTAAGCAGAAATGAAGCTAAGAAAATGGCGACTGATATGGTTTTAAATGGCAAGAACTCACTTTTAAAGAATTCTTGGTTTTTAACTTCTCGAGAAAGACAAGATCTATGTGATTCTTTGTCTACTAAATTTAACATTAAATAAGGAGAACATTATGGCATCAGTAACAATAAATGAAACACAAGGTCTTGTAGTTAATAAAAATGGTGTAGGAGGATTAACTGTTTCTGGTCCTGTATCCCTAACAAGCATGCCCACAACGCCATTATCGGTAAAAACTGCAGCAGCTACACTTACAGTACCTGGTGTATACACCATGACAGCAGGTTCAGCAGTTAATTTTACAATGCCCCTTGCATCAGCAGTCCCGGGCGGATTATTTGTTGTAAGAAATGGTGATGCATTTGCAAATGCATTAACAGGATCTGCAGAAGCGCAAGGAACTCTTGTATTTAAAGGAATAGTATCAGGAACTCTTGTTGCACAACCACAAGGAAGCAAACTTACACTATCTAATATTGTAGGAGCAAGTGTAGCGATGGTATCAGATGGAAAAAGCTTCTTGGTTCTAAACTCAAGCGGTTCTTTAACATTCTCTGGAACCTAATTTTTAAAAAGAAATTTTAAATATTTTTCTATAGGAGAAACTGATGGCAGATCCCTCACACGGCTGGAATGAGCACGAAAAATTAGTTTTGCAGCAACTTAGTAGCTTAACTTCAGAAATGCATTCAATGAGAGAAGAAATGCATGCAATAAGAAGAGATGTAGTTAGAATTGAGGAACGCGAGACTAAAGTTAATGAAATAAGAGACTGGAAAGAAAAAATGACATCTGTAATATCTCCCGAGCAATACAAGACACATCTTGTAGAACATCAAGAAAATAGAGATTTTTCAGTCAAAGCTGTAACCATATTTACAGTAGTTCAATTTTTATTTGCAACTGCAGTTGTATGGATGAGGATTTTTAAATAATCGCAAGGAAAAAATGTCAACATTTACAACAGTGGTAAATCCCACACCTTTTGGTTTTTTTGATACAGATACAGCGTTTCAAACAGAAGCAAATGGTATGGTAACATTTGTTAAAAGAAAGCTGGGTGATGACGTTCTGGCGGTAGAATTAACAAAAAAACAAATTTGGGCTTGTTTTGAGGAATCATTTTTAGAATATGGAAAAATTGTCAATGAATATCAGGCTAAAAGTCAACTTCATAATTTTTTAGGTGCACAAACTGGAACGTTAAGCGGCGGCGAAAACAAGTATCCTAGACAAACATTAGAATTTTTTCTTAGACAAGCAGAACCTTATGCAATGGAAGCAAGCTTGGGAGGATCATATTCTGCAGCATCTGGATCAATAACGCTCATTCAAAGACAACAAGACTACAATTTGCTAACAGAATTAGTTGATGGGTCGGGAGTTCCATTAATTAGTAGTTCTTTGAATACACTTGGTTCTAGAATGAAAATTATGGAAGTATTTCATTTTAGTCCACAGGCTGCATATAGATTTTTTGATACAACATCAGCAATAAATTACTTAAATAATGAATTTGCATTTGAATCTTTTACTCCTGAAACTGTATTTTATGTATTGCCAACATTCGAAGATGTTCTTCGTGGCGGAATGTTAAAATTGTCAAACAAGCTTAGACGTTCAAATTTTTCTTACAAAATTATTGGACAAAATTTAAGAATTTTCCCGCTGCCAACAAGAGAATCTGTTCAAGGAACTCCTCAATTGTGGATAAGAGTTCAATTTTCTCCCGATCCTTTAAACCCAAATAC